AATTAACCGCTTCGCAAGACGTGCCTATTTCGATAGCAAGATTGTTGCCCATGAAACTGATTGGCTTTATAAGCCTGATATAGCAGTGGTGGGTAGTGATTTAATGGTAAGTGAATACGAGATCAAAGTCAGCCTCCAAGACCTGAGGAAAGAGCTGGATTATATCGAACTTGTCATTAAAGACCACGAGAACGGTGTCGATCCTTTCTATAATACGTTCAGTAGTCATTTAGAATCTTACGAGGATAGACAAGAGAAACTCCGTTTGTTTCGTGATACTGGGAATAAGAAGTACCGACGTGATGACAATAAGTATCGCAAACACCTACATTATCTATATGGTGAATACCCAAAATATGGCGCTAAGGCAAGAGCAAATAGATTTTATTTCCTTATTCCTAAATGGCTTTATGAAGCAGAGAAAGATCGAATTGATCGAATACCTATGTACGGTGTCGTCGACGCAGATTACTTTTTCTCCCTCAAAAGATGCAGACAAATCCATAAAGAAGTATTGGATTCGAGAACCGTGTTTCAGATCGCCCTTAACCTGAGTGGAAGACTGAGAAATATACCACTTGTTGATGAGGCGTAGTATATGGATTTACCAAGAAAGATCCAGGAGTCGTCATTAATCATTCGAAAAGAAGTGTTTAAATCAAGGTTTCAGCGTCGGCAGGAGTTGAAGGATAAGAGAATCAAGGTACTTCCCTATCAACGGGTGTATAAGAGTAAGGGTGGAAAAACGATACTCAAAGGTGATGGCGATCGAGTTATAAAGAATGATCACTACGGAAATAAGTTTCTGTAACCCGCTTGACTTGATTTCTTGATTTCAATTTCAAACAGTATATAATAATGCTTATGACAGAACACGGTGGAGCACGTCCAGGAGCAGGCCGACCCAAAGGCGCTATCAGTGCTGCGACAAAGAAGGCCATGAAGGTCAAGGCACAATACGAAGCACGTGCCCGTAAACATGCTGACCGCCTCCTCAGTGCTCAACTCTCTGTAGCAACTGGCGTACAGATGCTATTTGTTATCCACACCGACTCTAAAGGCGTGAGACGCAAGCCCGAGATGATCACCGACCCTGCAACCATCTCACGCTTCCTTGATGAGAATGAGGGAGTTGACGGTACGCTCAAGAGCGATACGGACAAGAAAGACCCAGAGTCAAAGTCGAAGGTTGAAGATTATTACTTCATGACCACCAAGGTGCCGGACGTTCGTGCTATTAACGACATCCTAGACCGTATCTTTGCCAAAGCACCACAGTCTCTCGACATCACCACAGGAGGCGACAAGCTTACTCAAGCCCCTCTCATTATCTCGGACATAATAAATCCTCACACAGAGACGAAGTAGCCCATGAAGCTCAAAACCAAGCAGGCGCAGATCATCGAGTCGATCAACACCCGGCCTGAGATCGACACTTATGTACTTATTGGATCTGTGGGTACTGGTAAGACGGCTGTGGTGGCGCATGTAGGCATATCGCTGTGCTATAAGTACCCTGAGACGACCTGGCATGCCTGGCGTAAGTCGAACTCCACATCAAGAAAGACGCTGGTCAGAACGTATCGTAGGACGTTGAAGCAGATGAACTTTATTGAAGGTGAAGACTATATCTGGCGTGATCGTGACATGGAGTTTGTCTTTAAGCATAACGGTTCGATCATCACATTCTCTGAAGCTAACCGCTCTATCGACCGTGACCTCAACAAGGTGAAGGGTATTGACGCCACCTGTAATCATATCGACGAGACAAACGAACTGGATGAGGACATGGCCGAGATGATCGGCTCACGTAAAGGGCGTAATAACGAGCATGGCCAGCCCAGCCTCAACTTCCTTACGATGAACCCCAACAGTGGTTGGAGTAAGAAAAAGTACTATATCCCCTATAAGAACGGTACACTGCCGCCTAACGTCATGGTTATTGAGTTCACTATCGACGACTCATGGCAATCAAAGGACGACATCGCTCGCCTTATGGAGCGTTCAAAGTGGTGGGTGCAGAGGTTCATCAAAAACAACTGGGACTATGCGGACGAGTCAGGATCCATTCTATCAAGTCGATGGTTTGATCAAAACTTAACCAAGAAGATTGATGCCGATGCCAAGCGCGGCGCAGGGTTCGACGTGGCCATTAAACGAGGCGGTGACAAAGCTGTATACGCCCTGTGGCAAGGTCTCACCCTGACCTCTATTAAAATCGTAAAAGACAATGACGAAGAAACTGACACAGATACGCTTGCTGAGGACGTCATAAAGCTCAACTCCGAGAATGGTGTCGGCTTCAAGCATACTGCAGTGGACGCCGTAGGTAACGGTGCGGGTGTGATCGGATCAGGAAAGAAGCGCGGGCATGAGTTCTTTGAATACGTGTCAGGTGCCAGCCCTATGCCAAACCTCTCAATTAACGGGGATGATTTGTTTAGTACCGATTACAATATGCTGAGGTCTCAAGCTATCCACGCCTTCGCTTTAATGATGGAGGCCGGTACAGTTAAGCTATACGATGGATGCGAATACCTCACCGAATTCGAAGAGGAGGCCATGGAGCATGGCTACACTGAAGATAAGAAGTCACTAAAGATCGAGAGCAAGGAACAGATTAAAGCTCGCACTGGTGCATCACCGGACATCTTCGACGCCGTGATCATGGGTTTCCTTATGCAAATCATCAAGCAGTACAAAGTGCCGTGGGTTGCACCACGTTTTTAAGGCATTTGCTATAATTAAAAGAGAACATAAAGTAGGGATCAACACTTGAAAGACAACCTCGCAAAACGCCTGTTTAATGCCATCAGGCCTCAAAACCAAACGAATGATCTTCCTATCGTCAGCCTCCGTGCTGAATCTTTCCAGTCCCTTAGAGAAATGACACACTATGCGAATGACCAGTACGAGAATGGGTACAGCTCTATCCGTGCGATCGCTAACCGATTCATGGTCCTTCGTCCTTCGGCGACTGATGAGAACGGCAAGCCTATTGCCGAGACGCCAAACGTCATCAACGTGCTTGCTCGTCCTAACCAGGATATGTCTGGTATCGACTTCCGTGATGCACTAGCGGTCATGACAATGGTCCACGATAAGGTATATATCCTCGTTCACCAACGAATTGGAAACGAAGTAGTCGCCGCCACTGAGAACGTTACGGAAGAGAACGTCGCTGGATTCACATTCCTTCAGAACGTTGTAGAAGAGAATGTAGGCCTTGGTCTTCAATACCGTGTGAGCGTTGTTGGTGAGAATGGTTTCGTTGAACCTCGTATCTACTTCCCTTACCAGGTCATCGTGCTCCACGACGTCAACCCAACGAATCTCCAATCAGGTTACAGCCCATCACGCGCTGCAAAGCGATGGACACGTATTGACGACTACATCTCCGACTATGAAGCCGGATTCTTTGAGAACGGTGCAGTGCCAGCTGGTCAGTTCCTCATTACCGCTCCGACAACAAAAGAGTTTGATGATATCGTTGATGGCCTTGAGTCAAAGCACAAGGGCGCAGGCAAGAACGGAAACGTTGTATACACCTACCAGCCTATCGACCCAGAGTCAGGCAAACCGTCACAAGCTTCAATCACATGGGTGCCGTTCAACACGAGCAATAAAGACCTCGCACTTAAAGATCTATTCGAACAGGCCAACAAGAAGATCGACAGTGTGTACGGCGTCTCTGCCTTTATCCGTGCCATTGATGAAGCTCCCAACTATGCAACTGCACAGGTGATCGAACGAAACTTCGTAGAGAACACTGTACGTCCTTTCGCTATCAAGAAGTGGGGACGATTCCAGCACGAACTCAACCGTATCCTCGGTGGTCTAGGTTATGGCATCACCTTCAAACTCCTTACTCCGCACATCGCTGAAGAAGAGAAGCTCCGAGCTGAAGCGGATAACATTCGTGCTACAACGATCACAACATTCGTCAACGCTGGATATACACTCGATTCGACAATCGACGCACTCCTATTACCTCCTAACTGGAAGCTCTTAAAGAAGGGTAACGAATCGACTACTGTTATCGAGAACGATGACGCCAACGTCGACGAGGGTGATGAGGTAGAGGAC